ATTGTTACTCCTTTAAAATATAAAGATACTTTTAATTTTATAGAAATTTTATTATCTAACTCACAATTACCACCAACAGGAAATTATGGAGATGCCTTTTTAGTAAGAGATAATTATAGCGGAACAATAGGAACTTTGTATGTATTTAATGGATCAGGATATGATAACTTTGCTGCAGAATACGGTTGGAGATTATTAGAAAAAGAAATAGACAAAGCGTCGGTAGTTACAGAGTTGTCTTCACCATTTTCTTATTTTGACAATAATGAGAAAAATATTAAATACAATCAGTTTGAATATATAGATGGAATAAGAATTGTTGTAACTGCCATGAACAAGTTTGACAGTGTATTTGAATTAATTGAGTTATCACCTAGACTAGTGGCAAACATTACTGATAATGTTATAAACTATACACTGAATAAATCAATATCAGATTTAAATTTAAACGGTTTACCAGTTGGTCAACTATTGGCATCTAACGGTAATCTAGAAATTATTGACCCAACTTTAGCATTTAACAAAAACAATAACTTAAGCATAGTTTCTCAATATCTAAATAACAATGTTAAGTTTAGTTTTTATGAAGAAGTGTTTACTGGAACTAATGACAATAATTACATACCGTTAAAAAGGTTTTATTCAGACAATATACCTCAAACAGATATACAAAATGGAAAAACCTCTATAGAACTAAGAGATTTATATTTTTATTTAGAACAAATAAATGCCCCTAGTTTGTTTTTAACTAACGTTTCTGTTAATTTTGCAATATCTATATTATTAGATTATGCTGGATTTTCTAATTATAAATTTAAAAAAATTGATGACGAAAAAGAATTAATAATACCGTTCTTCTTTTGTAGTGAAGAAAAAAATATTGCACAAGTTTTAAATGACTTAGCAGTATCTTCTCAGTCAGCAATGTTTTTCAATGAAGAAAATGACCTAGTCGTAATGAGCAAAAACTATACTGTTCCAAAACTAAATGATAGATCTATAGACATGGTATTGTATGGCTCTAACAATAGTCTTGTTAATAAAAAAGAGAATATATTTAATGCATCTGTTGTGGATACTAAGGTTTTAAATTCTGGAAAAATTAATTATACAACTAGATATATTCAAAAAACTCTGGGGTCTATAAAACAAGCAACCTTGCTAGATAAAGAAAAGACTTGGGTATATAAGCCAACACTGTTGTGGGAAGTATCTGGAAAAAGCAATACTAAAACTGTTAATGATTCAGCAGGCACAATGTCATCTTACATTCTTTCAGCAATACCCCTTGCATCTTCATTAAATGATATTGCACCAATGATTGAAAACAATGTTTTAATTAATAACATTATAGATCTTGGAGAAAATATATATTGGTTAGGAAACTACAATGGTTATTTTTATTCAAATGGAGAAGTTATCAGGTATGATGCAGTTGAGTATAATGTTTCAGGATTTGGAAATACTTGGATAACAAGCGTTCAGGATTACGAAAATTATTTTTCACAACTTCCATTTAATGGAAAAATGTATCCAACTGGATTAATAAGAATTTATACAGAATTGGATTATGTAGAAAAAAATGGAGTTAAGGTTTTAAAAAATGGATACGTTGTTAAAAATGGAAGAGCACAATTTGGTACACAGATTACTGACCATTTTGCTGGATTAAACCCATACTGGACAAATAATGATAATGTAAAAGGATGCAACATGTATTCAGAGTATCTTTTTTCAGATAAAGAAATGGACAAAACAGTTGTTGTTGGTCCTGCTGGAGTAAGCAACAGTATAGCAAAACAAACTACTAGAACAAGTAAAATTAAAAACTTTTTATCAAGTTCCTATGTGTCAGAGTATGATAATAAAAATTCAATTAATAATAAATCTGGAAGCATTCAGTCTTCTGCTTTAGTTATGACTGGTCCTTCATTTACTTTTGAACAGAAGCCTATTGATTACATTAACTATGTGTATAAGCCACTAAACAATAAGTTTAAACATTTTGGAACTAGATTAAGAATAATTGGTAACATTGAAAATAATGAAATTAGAGGGCAGTCACCTGTAGGTAGCATGACTTATTACGTTGCTCCAGGAAGCGAGCCATCTCAAAATATTAGCATTGGTGGTGGTTCTGGCGGTATCGGAATCATGGTTAATCCATCAACTAACGTCGGGTACTACTTTGAAATAGTTGCACTAACAGAAAACAACATAGAGAAATACAGCAATGGGTCTAGCATTGCTAATTTGTTATTTTATAAAATAGGAAAAGATGATGCAGGAACTCTTGGCGTACCAGTCAAACTTTGGTCTGGATCAACAAATATTTTAGTGGACGACGGTAACTTTACTGGTCAGTACAGACTAACAGGAGAAGAAAATCCAACAGTATACGATATAGCAGTTGAATATTTAGATATAAATCAAACAAGAAAGTTTTATCTATATATCAATAATAATATAGTTGCCATAGTTGATGATCCAAATCCACTTCCAATCTATAACAACATGTGTATCTTTACTAGAGGAACATCAAAGGTTATGTTTGAAAACATCTTTGCACTTGGTAGCAACTATTCAAAAAATATGACTGAGAGTTTAGATATTCCATTTAATAAAATATTTGATAATCAAGAGTTAACTTCTAATGAGGCATTTAGAAAACATGCTCTTAGTTCAGTAGTTCAGTCAACACATTTGTCTGGCATTAGTCCAGCAGAACCACCATCTTATAACTTTTACTTTGATGAGTTTGGGTCAATAATGAGAGAGTGTGCTTACTTTAATGTTAAATTTGACAAAGCATATCCAGCATTGTATTCAAGAATATCTCCAACTTTTAATCAAATCAAAGGATACACCGTTTCAGGGTTTGTACCAGATGCATATGGGGCAGAGTTTTTAATTTTTAATGCTACAGATACAGCCTTGTCTTTAGATGAAACATCTGGTAACTATTTAAGAATTCAAGGTGTTGCTTTTACTCAATCAACTAACAATACATTGACTGTAGAAGATTATTATAAAGAAAATTCAAACGACGTTAAAACACAATATTTAGATGATGCAACCATACAATCAAATGTTAAATTAAAAAATAAATATAATAAATTAAAAAATAGCAAATCAAAGTATGGAACAAAAGAATTTACCATTGATGTTCCATATGTACAATCACACGACGAAGCCGAATCACTACTTGGCTGGATTGTTGATAAAACTATAGATCCCAAAAGTGCAATTAGTTTAGATATTTTTGCCACACCAATTATTCAATTGGGAGATCTGATAAGCATATACTACAAAGATTTAAATCAAGAAAATGTTATAGCAGCAGAAGACAAAAGATTCGTTGTATACAACATTACTTATTCAAGATCCTCTATTGGTCCGACAATGAAGATATATTGTTACGAGGTGTCAGATGAGTGAAGCAACTCCTAATACCCCACAAGTAATTTATGATCCAAAGAATAATAATTCTTTAGTTAAGGTAGCAGATCCACAATACATAATTGTTGGAGATGAGCAAGTGTCTATAGACATTATGTCTAATATTATATTTGAAGAAATTGGTAGTCAAGAAATTATTAATATCGATAGAAGTGATACTGTTTTTGGATCTGCGTTGTTGCATGAGGGAATACAGAATAACAATAAAATATTACAAAACTATAATTCATATACACTGGCTCCTGTATCTGGAACATCTTACGAATACTTTAAAAACTTTACAATCGACTTGGGCAAAAAGATACCAGAGGTTGGCAATGGTTTAAATGGAGAAAACGTATATATAGATCCTTCTACTCAAAACCTAGTTATAGAATTTGTAAACATAGAAAGTGATGAGCAAATAGAAGTAAATATTTTAATTTCAGGAACTTGGTATTATGATACAATATAACTTAGGAGATTTCAATGATTACCGATAAAGGCAAAAGCATAATATCTAAATATTTGCTTGGACAAATTCCCTCTTATGGCTCTTATATAGCAGTTGGCTGTGGAGCACGACCGTTGGAGCCTTACGTAAGTGGCACATTGCCAGATTATTCATCTAAAACCGAACTAGACTTTGAAATGCTGAGGGTTCCAGTTTCATCAAAAGGCATAGTAAACGAAGACGGTATATCAAAAATTGTTCTTACTGCTGAATTACCAACAGAAGAAAGATATGAAATTACAGAAGTTGGTATTTACTCTGCAGGTTTTAACCCTATAACTGGATCATCAAACAGCAAGTCTTTATTATCATTTACTCAATTTGAAAACTGGAAAGTTAATGGCTCTACAACATTAAACTTTGTTTCAGAACCATTAGACGATCCTTTGATTCCAAACATAATAAAAGATTTTTTTACTGTAAATGGTCAGTCTTTAGAGTTAGATATTTTTCAAACAAATGCTGACAATCCTATATTTTTAAATGATTCTAGATACCTTAGAAACGAAAGATCAAGATTTTTAAACAACATGGTCGTTATGAGAGGAGACTCTTCAACCTTTACTGGGTCAACAGGATCTTTGGTTGGAGCAGGAAACTTTATTCAACTTTCTGGCACTTCAATGGATCTGTCTAAATACTCTACATCTGATGAACTTAGATTAGCCTTTAGCGTATTAAATAAAGATGGAACTGATCCAGACATAGATACTTCAAAAATTGCAGTAAGGATTTTAGTAGAATTTTTAGCATCAACTGTTCCTAGTGCTTATGCAAGATTGGAAGCAAGAGTTGATCACAATAACGATGGATCAAGCAATGATTTTGATGTTAATAGATATTTTGTTGTAAATAAAGAACTTAAGGATATAAATATAACTCAGGGTTTTCCTTGGAAGTCTGTTGACACTATTAAGGTTTATGCTCAAGTTCTTACTGGTGCATCTGTAGCAAATACAGTTGACGACTCATACTATGTAGCAATAGATGCTTTAAGAGTAGAAAGTAAAAACAATTTAAATCCAGCATACGGCTTGACTGGATATTCAGTAATAAGAAATATTGATTCTTTACCAATAATTAAAAGTCCTAATACTAGCAACTACATAGAATTTAGATTTAGTGTGGATGTTGAGTAATGGTTGATAGTAATATTAAAAAGATAACAATTCTTAAGAAAGATCTTCCTAATTACATAGGAGATAACTCTAGCCTTTCATATAAAATAAGATACAGAGTTGTTTCAGAAGATAAGAATAGAAGTTCACATTGGTCACCAATTTATAAAGTTGGAGAAACTAGCACAGATGATGAAACTGGTTTTGATATTAATAATATAGCAGCAACAAATATTTCACACAATGTGTCTATAGACAAACCAAATCACATGGCTTCAATTACTTGGACAATGCCAGCATTATTAATTTTAAACCCAACTCCTGCACAAAAAATATTACAAGAGCAACAAGCATCAATCAAAAGTTTTGATGTTTATGTTCAATGGAAAACAGGTAGTACTTGGGGAAATTGGACATGGGCTGGAACTTCGCAAGGTGTTCAATACTCTACGACATACATACATCCAGGTCCAACACACATGAAATTTAGGATACAAAAAGTTACACAAATTAAGCAAGCCTTTGATGCTGCTACATATTTGATTAGCGAAGAGCAAGACCTTTAGTGGTATAATAGAATAACTATGGCTAGAATACCTCTTCCAAATCGTGGTCAACCACTTGACGTTGCCTATATATATCAAATAGCAGATACTCTAAATACACTTTCTACACAGGTTTCACCCTCACTTAATAAATACCTAACAATTGATACTATATCTTCTGGTAAACAAGACGTTAAATCATCTGAAATGAGAATGGTTGGTGGATACGTAGAAGTTGCAAACAACAGTACGGTTAGTGCTGGAAATGAACTTCCGTTTTCTTTAAGTTATTCTGGATTTAAGTATGCCCCAATTGTTACTGCTACCCCCATAAATATTGATGGAACTTCCGCTGGATCTGATATTTCTGTAGTCTTAAAAAATGTTACAGTGTCAAAAGTGGACGGAGTTGTAAAGTTTAAAACAAGTGGCAATGTTTCTATTGGTATCAATATAATTGCACTTGGAATTCCTAATTAATGTTGCAATGTAAAAAATGCAAGGGAAGAATGTTTCTTGACAGACTTTATAGTTCACGTCTTCATTTAGAATTATATTGTATGTCGTGTGGGAAAAGAGAGTTTATGAACCCACCACAGAGCGTTATAGGAGGATCATGGCTGTTAGAAAAGGAAATCTTGAGAGCGAAGCATACAATCTCGCCCCTGTAATACCTGGCAATAAAAAGGTTTGGTTTCTTAATGGTGAGTTGGTAAGGATACACCACTTTAATAAATCTAATGGAATAATGTCTGTGTATAATATTAATAAAGATAGAATTGAAAGTTGTTTAATTTCTGATTTTAAAAATAAAAGTGAACGTGCTTATACAGTTAGACAAACGGCTGAACTAGTAAACAGACATAAAAAATATATGCCTTCTTTAATGAGAAGAGGGATTATACCATTCCCCACTGGATCACAAAAAGGCGGGGCAAGGGGATGGCAAGTAAGATCATACTACTCAGAATCACAAGTAAAAGACATACGTGATATACTTGCTTCCTACCATATAGGTAGACCAAGAAAAGATAATTTAATTACAAATGATATTACGCCCAGTACACAAGAATTGACTAGAAGAATGGGTGATGGTATACTTAAATATACGAAGACAGAAGACGGTAGATTTATTCCAATTTGGAATGAATCGATTAACTAGCAATAAGGAGTGGGTATGCAAGAAAACGATAGTACCAAGGTTTCTATTACTCTTGGTTATACATTAAATCTAGGCAACTTTCAATCACTAAGATTAGATCTTGGTGTTGTAGATTCTAAGAAAGACGGAGAAAC